AATCCTCTAAGTCTAGTCATTAACAAATCAATTGTTTTTCTTTCATCGTTAGATTCTAAACCACTAACAATAATTGATATGTGATCTATAAATAAATATTCTATGTCTAATGCTTTTGCGAAATATTTTATTTTATTAATTATTGTATCTTGCTCAACAGATCCCCAATGATCATATAAAAATACATTACCATTACCTATAGTTTCTTTATAAGCAATTTCTAATTCTGTTTCTGAAACATTTGATCTATCAATATGAATAGGTTTATTAAGATGTAATCCAATTATACCCTCGCAAGTTCTTTTTAAACTTTCTTCAAGAGATATGATTCCTATACGCTTTCCTTTTTTAATTAAATCGTAAGCAATTTCTTTTGTCATTAACGACTTACCAATTCCCGAACCACCACATACAGTAACGATTTCTCTTTTTCTAATACCAAAAAGTTTTTTATTAAGACCCTCGTAAGGATAAAAAGCTGTAGCCTTTTCATCTTCTTGTTTAATAACTTCCCAAAGTTCTTCGCCTGCTACTACACCATCTGGTCTATGAGTTTTTGCTTCCCACATAGCTTTAATTACATCTGCACCTAATCCGTTAACTAACATTTCGTTAACATCTTTTAGTTCAAAGTTTGCAATCTTAGCTTTACCTATAGTTAAAAGTTCAGCACATTTTTTAGCGGCCTCTTGACCTGCATCGTCTTGGTCAAAGAAAAATATCACCTGTTCGTAGTTTTCGATCCATTCGAGTTGCTTCTTTAACGACTTAACTGCTCCGTTAACACCGTTAGGTATTCCACACACAGGATATTTGTGATTAAATAATTGAGAAAGTGAAAGGCTGTCTATCTCGCCCTCACAAATACACAAAATCTTACCTTTAGTACCCCATAGGTTTTGACCGTACAAAGTAGCTTGGCTTATATCTCCTTTTGTCTTAAATTCTTTATTAGCAAATCTAAGTTTTTGAAATACAGGTTTCTTTGCTTTATCGTAATATGTAGCAACTTGAACAGGCTTACCGTCTACTTCGGTAAGTTTGTAATTCCATTTTTTACAAGTTTCTAATGATAACTTACGTTTAGTTAAAGCAGTTGCTTGACCTTGTAGTAAATCACTAAAATACACATCTTTAGATACATCGCTATTACTTGTAGGATTGCTATTAGGATAGCTAGTAGTATTACAGACGAAACAATGAGTGTGTTCATCAGAATACAAAGCCATTCCATCACTTGACGAGCAAGTCGTACAAGGTAAGTGTTTAATAAATTCGCTTTCATCATTATTCATCAAAACCCGCTTTCCGTCCTGCGTTAAGTCGGTCTTTTTCTGTCTTTTCTAATTGTTCTTTTAATTTGTTGTTTTCAGTTCTTAAAACACCATTTAATTTTTGCTGTGCATCGCTAACTGTTTGGTTATCTTTAATACGACCATACAAAGCTTTTATCTGTTCATCTTTTTCTTGAACGATCCTGTTCCATTCTTCATTACTTTTGCCAACTATCATTGTCCCTCCCAAATAGTTTATTTATTTATTATCCAATCTTGCGGAATTAATTTGTCAGAGTATTTAAAACCATACTTAACGCACCAATCTCCATAACTTGTTTTGCTACCCTTGTAGATACGGTTCCTTGAGTTACCAAAGACAAATCTAATATCTAAATTAGGTTGCTGTTCCTTTACGAGTAAATGTTTTTTTCTATCTTCTCTTTTAAAGAAACCTTTAATTTCGATAAGCACTCCATTATCTAATTCAATATCTGGTGTGTACTTATGTTTTGTAGAAGGCTTGAAGTAATCAACAACCCGTTCTTCATACTTAAAAGAAATTTTACGATCTTTTAGATTATTAATAACGGTTTCTTCAAGCCCACTACGGTATTTAGAAGTCCGTTTCTTGTGAAACGGGTACTTCTTTTTTCCCACTCGGTACATTGGAAACTTTCTCTACGCCAAAGCCATAATCGGAATTGTCTTCTTTAATTTCTGATTTAGTCTCAGACTTAGTTGATACAATTTCAATTAGTTGAACAGCTTTTAATCTTAAACCAACACCTACACCTTGTAGATTGTTAGCCCAAGAAAAAGCTTGAAAGGCGATCTTCATTTTACTTCCCGTGTAAACAGGTTGCGTTTCAGCAATTGTTTTATCTGGGTTGTAAATCTTTGGTCTCTGCTCAAAGTCAGTTCCGTCTTTCATTGTTACTTTTGGCTTGAGTTTAAACTTAAACTCTACTCCACCCGTTTTTAAAACTTTGTATTGTGTGTGAGGGGATCTCTTTTCTGTGTTCTCAGTTTTTTGCCGAGCCCTCAAAGTTTCCTCGTAAAGTTTTATAATGGGTTTAGCTTCCTCATCATTTAGTTCTAACTTTACAGTGAACACTCCGTTTGGTTTTTCAAACTGAGTATCTGGTGTAAAGATATATGGGTATTTACCAACACCTGTTGGTGTAGTATGTATTGCTTTTTCATTTATCATAAGTGTTTTCCTCCAAGAGTGGTTAGGTTGTTGTTATCCTTTGTGAGAATATCTCGATACCGCAACTATATATTTATAAGTTAACACAATCCCAAGCGTCAAGATATTTTGGATATTTATTTACATACTTGAGATATATTTCACAAAATTGTTCGTACTGAGTTGTTGTAGCAGTATGGCTTGTATAACTATAAAAGTTAATAACAATAGATCCTAATAATATAAATATAAAAAACTTAATCAAACTTTCTCCATTCATAGAATTTATCTTTTCTATTCATCACTACATTCATTGATTTAACGTCAGTTTTTTTAGGATAGATGTATGCGAATATTCCCTCGTCTATTTCTTCAAGCTTATATCCTGCACCTAGTTCTATTCTATTGGCCAATCTAAAATCATCTTGATTTGGCTCATATAGTTCTCCTTTAACTGAGTATTCATTTTCTTTTCTAAAAACAAACGGGTACCAAAACCCTGTCATAGCAAAACCTTTAGATTTAGTTACATACTCTCCTAAGAATTTACTTTTCTTTAAGACGTAATCTAAATGTCCTCCTTTTTTTAACGAACCATATACAAATAATTTTCTCATAACTTCCCTTTCTATTATTATATTAGTATTGAAAGTGCAACTATTTAGCTAAAGAAATAGTCGCTCTTGGCAATTTCAGAAATCTCCAAATTACCACGCTCTGGTGGTGGAGTTAGACGACTTTTATATTTATCGGGAAGTTGAGCTTCCCAATCTTTATATAAAATTTCTAAATAATCTTCACTAAACAAATCAATTACAACTTTTCTAATTATTTTATTTAGATCATCTATTCTGTTTGGAGTTGTTGCAAAACTATCATGCACCATTAATAAATTATTAAGTGGTATATCTGCATTTTTACAATACAACGCAACACCTTGAACAACAGCGGCATCGAGGCTGTGAACAATGTTAGGAGAAATCGATGAGGAGAATTTTCTAGAATCCTTCCTATTAATTTCTCGTCTATAAGTGGTGTAGACTAACGATCCTGCTATAGATGTTTTAACTTTAAATGGTATGTCATATCTATAATCCATTTCTACAGGAAATCCCATAGGTGTAGTCCAACGCATTTTCATGTTTGCTTTAGCAAATAGTTTAGAACATTCTTGAAACCATTTCATAAGTTTAGCTTCAAGTTCAACTTCTTCTTCCATTTTATCCCATACAATCTTAGCTAGCCAACGACAATCAGCAAAGCCATCATCTGCTAAAACTTTCTTTTTAGGATTAAACTCACATATACTTTTGTATTCATCAAAGATTTGTTGTCTAGCACCATACTGCTTTAACGAATAAACATACGTCATTATGTTTCTCTTAACGATTTTTCTGTTAATACCAAACTGCAACCAACGGTTAGATTCAGCTGATCCTTGTCCACCTTGATGACTAACCTCAACATTAACTAAGTCAGATACCGAAGTATAAATATCTTGAGGTGTTTCTGATGGTAATACATTTACTTTCTTTGCGGTTTTTTCATCTCGCATTAGTATTGAAAGTATCTGTAATCCGCTACAGGTTGCGTCCATAGACACAGGTAAATTACATTCATAATCTAAACCTTGTTCCTTAAACTTTTTTAAATGGTAACAAGCACTTAAAAATTCCATAGGTTTATCAGCGTAGTTCCAACCTTTATTGTCCAGCGGAGCTTCTGCGTAGCTTATAAACTCGTCAAACTTATCTTCTGTAAATTTATAACGATTATCAAAGGAAACTTTGTCATGTCCCCAAGTATTCGAAGCGTGCACAAATAACCAATACTTACCTTTGTCGCCAAGCGGTTCAGCATTTGCAAAGCTTATTAACGACTTAATCTTTTGGTCAGTCTGATATGTGATGGTAGTTCCAACAGGATATAATCTACCTCTTTTGTCAGCAAATATAGCAAAGTATATTCTTTCAAACTCTAAGTATTCAACAGCTAAATCAATACTTACTAATGTATTTAATACTTTAGACTTCCTAGCAATCTCATCATTATAAACTCTGTTTAAATCTCTTTTGTATTTAATACGCAATTTAACATCAGTATCTACGGCAGGATCTCTGTAGATTCCCTTCGGTTTACCTTTCTCGTTAAGTAGGCTCTCTCTTTCTGGAAATTTACCCAACCTTAAATTATTATCCCATATCTCCTTAAATAAATTAAACATTTCCCTGTCAATTTTAAATGGCACAGATTGTAAATGGTTTACAGCGTCATAGAAATCTTTGAGTTTTTTGTTATCCAATGTGTGAAGATAAGCAAAATCATGTGTTTTGATTAAAGGTTGTTTAGTTAAAAACTCGTTATGAAAGCCACCATTAAAAGGCGTACTGTATGGTTTTGGTGGGATAACCATAGCTTTGTAATAAGGCGTTAAGACACTACATTGAAAGCTATTCTCTTTAATTTTCTTTTCTACTTCGTCTTTTAAAACTAAATAGTTAACGGTTTTATGTCTACCCTCTCTTACTAATTTTAACTTACAAAGTCCTGTAGTTTTAATACATAAGTCAACTAACTTTAAACCTACGAGTGCTTGTTTTTTTAAGTCCCAACTTTCTACTTCGATTTTGTATTTGTTCAGGGTATGAGCAAAAACTCGTTTACGGTGCTTGACATTACTTGTTCTTTTTAACAAATCCCTGAGTACGACTGTGTGAAGGTGTGGTTCTTTTGATTTAAATATTTTGTTTTGCAATTCAAGTTCAATCATACTTCCAATTGCAACACCCGTCTGGGCAAGTGTTTTATTAGAGGCAATACAATCAATAATTATTTTTAAAGATACAAGTGCTATCTTTTTAGGATCGTCAAGATCCCTTAACGGTTCTGCTCCTGTATGTCTTCTACCTGCATTTTTATATTCATGCTTTATAAACTTATCAATACCCTCAGCTAATGGTACCAACAACTGTTTCTGCACATAAATAAATGGTGGTGTTACTGAGTTTCTACCTTTTTCTTGATTTTTCTTTTCTGAACGATAATAGCGATCTCTACCTTTCACTATCATGCCCGTTTGTCGTTTATCTTCTATTTCTTCTAACTCACTCGTTGTTCTAGCTGTATTAGTCGTCATGTGCTCTCCAAGTTGTTGAGGCATTTAACTAGCTAAAGTATTTTAAGTCCTTTGTGTCTACCAATTTCACCACGAGGGCTTATCCAATACGATTTACCTAGCTTATTTACCTGTTGTTGTAAACTCCACTTATTGCGTCCCGAAGATCGTCCTTTGTGGGGTGGTTGTATCTTTGCGTCATTCTAATGTCCTTATGACCAACGATTTTCTGCACCACTTCTATTCCAATTTTCTTTTTCAATAACCGAGTTATGCAAGTATGTCTTAACGAGTGCATTACAAAATCTTTCTCGTGTTCCATACCTAGTTTTTTTCTTAACGCTCTCCAATGGTGTTCAACCGAATGAATCGTTAAGGGAAAAGGTTTATCTAAACCCTGCTTTCTTCTCTTTGTAAATATCTTTTTTGCATCTTCAAAGATTGGAACAAATCTATCGTCCCCCGTCTTTGTATCTCTACAATGCAAAAAACCATCTTGAACATCTGACCAAAGTAAATTTAAAAGTTCACTTACTCTGCAACCCGTTAAGATTAAACATTCCCAAAGATCAGCCTCATCTTCTAAATAATTAAGACGTGCAGTTAGTAACATCTTTGATTGAAGTTCATTACTAACTACAAATTCTCTCTTATTGTTTTCTGGTTCATATTCTACAAGAGGTAAACCCCAAGTAAATCTGAAACCCTTTAGTCCCCTTGCCCAAGTAAATAACTTGGACAAAGCGGCCAATTTTCTATTCACTGTACCGTTCTTATACAACAAAGTTGATTTACAAAAATGTTTAAACTGTCTAACATTTTCTGTAGCAACTTCATTTAAGGAATTGTCAAGACCATAAAAATTACCGAATACTTCTGCGTTCTTAACGCTTAGTACCCCGTTTTTTTGTCTTGACCATTCCATGTCGTACACTTCCGTTATAGCTTGTTGTACCGTTACTGTTCTGTCGAGCATAAGTCCTCCTATATTAGTTCCTACCCCAACAACTTGTTAACTTTATCTTTAACAGATTTACCCTTACTTGTTAAGGCTAAAGTTCTTTGTCTATAGTCATCGGGATTGATTTCTTGTTTTAAAAGACCCAACCCTAATTTGTCTTTTCTTGTCTTAGCTACATCACAAAGGATATGCACACATCTAGAAACTCTAGATTTATCCATCTTTGGAAAGTAACTTTTTATGTTTTCATTGTTAATGTTTTCTTGAAAACACACTAACAAGAAAATCGAGTAGCAACTTATATCAACTTTGTCGTCAATCTGATTAAAGATTTTCAACAACTCTAGACCTTGTGATAACCCTCTTAAGTTTGTACTTTTTGTCATTTTTCCCTTTAAATTGTCTCTTTATTATAGTGTGAAGTCAATCACACACTTACTTTCATTATCTTCTATCGTTTATAAAAGTTAATAACCAAGTGCCTACATAAATATAAACACCTTGACTACTTTTAGAAAACCAAGAAGAATTTGGTATTTTAACAGATTTATTGAATTTTTCCAAACTCCAATAAACCGAAAGGAAACTACCTTTATATCTCTTTGTAACTAATATCATACAATAGTCCCTTTTATTAATTTAATATTGTTGTTGGTGCGTGTTGATGCTGACACACCCAACAACCGCATATATTACCGCCACTCATGGAAGTAACTTTAGTTGTAGCACGAAACCACCATTGTAAATTATGTGTAAAATAATTATCCATTGATCTACCCCCTTTCTGTATGAGATTGTCTCTATACTACAACTAAATCAAAGTCAATATTAAAGTTGTTTTGCAATTGTAACTTTTCTTATTTTGCAATTGTGGCTTATGATAGTGATTTTGATTTTTTCATTTTTTAGAATTATTCTAAACTATAAAAAAAATGAGCTGTATATTATTTGATTAAGTCGTTAAGGCTTAACGAGTAAATCTA